GGGCCAGGTTGCGAGTGTGCGCGGGAGGAACTGAACTTGGAGTGGGAGGCATCGGGCAGTGGGGAGGTACTGTGGCACCTGAATTGCAAGGACTGCGGTGTATCTTGGCTCTACGTTCTGATTCCTGCCCCGGATGCTCCAGCATCGGAGACGGAGTAGAGCGTGTGGATTTGTCCGAATCGGGTTTGGATTACCTGTGCGGATACGAAGGCTGCTCGGTACTGGAAGTGACTGTGGAGGTACTGGGGCCATGAGGCTCTGGCTTCTCAGGCGGTGGTTCCCCGGCGAACGGCGCCGCCGCGTGGCTCGCCGACTCAAGGGGAAGTAGGGCGGGCAACCGCCAGAAAGGGGAGTACATCTGTGAACCTGTGGAAAGAGTACAAGGTCAGCCTACAGTTCACCAACGAGATCATGGGCGGTACGCCCAAGAGTCCAGAACTCATCTGGGACTGGCTTGAGGCGCGCAAGGCGCCAGACCCGGAGAAGAACGCCGAGGAGATAGAGGCGGGCATTGACGCCAGCGAGGACCGTTCCTGGTCCGGCTTCCAGCGTCAGGATGGCGTGGGCCTCTGCCTTCGGGGGTATCACGTCAAGGCCCACATCAAGGACTGCGCGAATATCCTCCGGGCCATGCTGCCCAAGCGGGGCAAGGCTGACGGGACTGAGGTAGCGATGGCATGGCGTAGCATGGTCGCTGACCGGTGCTACGTCGTGGAGGACTACATTCCCCTTGGTGCTAAGGAGCCGAGCGGCTTCTTTGAGCATCCCGTCCACGTGATGACCCGGCAGGGGCCGAGGAACGCCCTCAAGCGCACCGACTACGTCGACAAGCCCACGATCACCTTCACCCTGAAGTTACTCGCCGACAAGGTGGTGACGGAGGAGGTCCTGCGCCAACTGTTCGAGTACGGTGGGACTCACGGCATGGGCAGCGACCGGGGCATGGGCTTCGGGCGGTACGAAGTGGCCGAACTCACAGAGATGGCATGACGGCGAGGATTGTACTGGCGTGGCATGGGGTTTGGTGCCGTGTTTTGGAGTGGCGGCGAGAAGTGACCTGCGCTGAATGGGCCTGAAGTGTCGCCGAGGACTGCATCGCGCGGAGGTGGCATGACGGCGAGAGTTGCTTCGGTTGGGTATGACGGCGAGAGTTGTGGTTGGGCATGGAGTGATTTGTCGCGGAGTGACGGCGAGGGCTGATCTGGTGGGCCGTGCTGTGGGCTTTACTGAAGTGGCGGCGAGGAATGGATTGCGTTGACGTCTACTGGCCTGCCGTGGACTGACGACGAGAAGTGGGATGCCGTGGACTGGGGTGAAGCGTCGGCGAGGATTGGGCTGAAGCGTCGTGGCGTCCTGTGGCTTGGTATGGCGGCGAGATGTGGCGAGATGTGATTTGGAATGTCCTGGGGTGGGGTGCTTTGGCGGCGAGATGTGGTATGAGGTGGCGTGGAATGAAGCGACTTGGAATGACTACGAGTAGTCAGGTGCGATGAGACGCATTTCCCCCTTGCCCTTCGGTAGTATAATGAGGCTACTATGGCCCGCCCCTGCAAACTGACGCCCGAGGTACAAGAGAAGATCGTTACCGCGATTGCTGCTGGCAACGCTGAGGAGACAGCGGCGGAGTACGCGGGCATACACCCGGCGACATTCTTCCGTTGGATGGCGGAAGGGCGCCCCTGTAGGAACGGTGGACCTAAAGGCGAGTTTTACGAGGCAGTAAAGAAAGCGCAGGTCCAGGCCGAGGTCTCTCATGTCATCGTCATCGAACAGGCCAAGGATAAGGCGTGGCAGGCCGCCGCCTGGTGGTTAGAGCGGCGCCACCACGACCGCTGGGGCCGACGTGAGAGTGTGGACCTGACCATCAAGCGTGAGGCCGAGCGCATCGCCAAGGAAACCGGCCTTGACCCAGACGAGATCCTGCGTGAGGCCGAGAGGCTGGTAAGGGGATAAGGGGAGCAGGAGAAGATGACCTGACGCACGCGGCAGTCCTCGATGCCCTCCCCCTGGCCGCTGCCAAGCTCAAGTTAGAACGCGAGCGCCGGCAGCCGGGCCCCACTGTCGCCGTCGATCCCTGTGATTGGATCGAATCCAACTTCTACGTCTACCAGGGACACGAGCCGCGGCTGATACGACTCCTCCCTCACCAGAAGGCCATCGTCCGCTACGCCTTCAGTCGGCGCCCCGATGGCCACTTCCCATTCAGCATCATCGTCTATAGCACGCCCAAGAAGTCGGGCAAGAGCACACTGGCCGCCGCTGTCGCCCGCTGGTTCGCTGAGACTCAGGTCCGCATGGGGTCTGTCTTCTGCGTCGGCAACGATGCTCGGCAGGCCCGAGAGCGGTCCTATGAGTTCATCCGCCAGAGCATAGCCGGCGCCCCCGCCTTCATCGGGGGCAAGGATATCCTACCGGGCCGGTGGGAGTGCCAGGTCAACACCCTACGCTGCCTATCGAGTGGGACTAAGGTCGAGGCGTTGGCGGTAGACGCTCGGGGCGAGGCTGGTGGGCAACCCTCGCTCTCGATATGGACGGAACTCTGGGGCTTTGAGACATTGGAGGCCAAGCGCTTCTGGGATGAACTCACGCCCGTGCCTACCCTGCCCGACAGCATCCGGCTGGTTGAGACCTATGCCGGGTATGACGGCGAGAGTGACCTCCTGCGTGGCCTCTATGATACGGGCCTTCAAGGGCGACAACTCACGGCCGGCGATCTAGCCGCCGCCGTATGCCGTGACGTTGACGGGGAGCGGTACGGGGACTTTCTGGGTGCCTTCAACCCCGCTGGCGACCCAGAAGCCCTCGTGCCAATATGGGTGGACGAGAGTCGGGGGCAGTTCACCTACTGGGACGATGGCATGGAGGCCCGCCGTATGCCATGGCAGCAGGGGGAAGAGGGCGAACGGTACTACCGTGAGCAGGAAGCGCAACTGCCGCCCGCGGCCTACCGCCGGCTGCACAACAACGAGTGGGTCGGCGCCGAGAGTGCCTTCGTGCCCCTCGAGGTCTGGGATGCTCGAGTGGACCCGACACTGCCCGACTTCCGCCTGCTGCGGGAGGACGGGAAGGCTATGGAGCAGGCAGGCTGCGTTCTAGGCGTGGACGCTGCCAGCACCGGCGACTGCTTCGGCGTGGTGGCTGTCACCCGTCACCCTCAGAGGCCGAAAGAGCCGGCGATACGTGCGGCTGCTGTGTGGGAGCCGACGAAGGCCCATCCCCGCATTGACTATTCCGACGTTGAAGCTACCCTACGGACCCTGTGCAAGCGGTATAATGTGGTCGAACTGGCCTATGACCCGTACCAGCTTGAGGACATGATGCAGCGATTGCGGCGTGATGGCGTCGCCAGATGTAGGCAGTTCAATCAGATGCAGGACAGATTGATCGCCGACCGCCAACTCTATGACCTCGTGATGAACGGCGGCCTGTCCTGGGCCCCCGACCTGAATCCTGCCGTGCGCCAGCACATCGCCAACGCCAACGCCAAACTCCAGAAGGACGAGGCGAGCAAGATGCGGATCGTGAAGAAGGCTGCGAACAGACCGATAGACCTAGTGGTCTGCATGAGCATGGCGGTACACCGCTGCATGAAGCTGATCATGGAGAACGCATGAGTATGGAGACAGATGTCTCTTCCTGCCCTCGCTGTCAGAAACAGAGCCAAGCGTTGGCTGGAGTTGAAGAGGCTACTCGAATTCGGACACTGGTCGCTTTGGAGTTATCCTGTGAAAGTTCGGAACTGGAACGGGCTCATATTCTTTGTTCTATGTCCGAAACCCTGAAAGGAATAGCGGAACGGGCATCGCGCGAAATGCACCGTGGCCGATCTCTGCATATTACGCATCATTCTTTGATGGTAGCGGCAGCAGAATTCCGTGCTTTCGTTTATTTCATGGGGTCGATGGGGGAGCGGGAGGCCGACGATGGCCAATGACGGCGACGGAACAAAAGACCTGGCGCAAGTCCTGAAGCGCAGCCCGGTAGAGGTGGCTCAGGAAACGCAGCTCCCCGGCCTGGGGTGGCTCCTCTACGTCACGATGCCCAGCTCCGACGGCTTCCCGCAGTGGGGCACCGATACGAAGCGCCGCGACGGGATGCTGCGGGACTTCATCACAAAGGAGAGTTTCTTCGCTTCCGCCCTGGCATCGGTGCAGGCCCGCAACGCCGCTATGCGGTGGACAGTGACGGGCCCGCCACGAACCTCCGAGGTCTACAAGACCATCCTGAACGATGCCAACTTCGGTGCTGGCTGGCAGGACCTCATGTCGGCTGTGAGTGAGGACCTCTATACCCAGGACAGTGGTGCCTTCGTGGCGCTGGTACACCAGACTGAGAGCGCGGCATCGCCTGTCATCGGCGTCCACCACCTGGACGCCGCCCGCTGTTACCCCACCGGCAACCCAGACAACCCCGTCATCTACCTGGACCGCAAAGGCGTCTATCACAGGCTGCGCCCATTCGAGATATACCAACTCCTCGAACTCCCGGCCTCAGTCGAACACCCGTCGGTCGGGCCTCTGTATCGCCTGCAGCGGTGTGCCCTGACTCGCTTCCTCGAGACGGCCATCCGTATGAGGAACCAGGCCATCTACATGAAGGAGAAGACCGGCGGGCGATTCCAGCGTGCAGTCCATCTCGTCCAGGGTGTGCCGGCGCAGAAGATCGAGGACTCCATCAAGATCATGGAGACCCAGGCGGATGCTGAGGGTCTCAGCCGCTTCACCAAGCAGATCATCATCGGTGGCGTGGACTCGGACACGCCCGTGGACGTCAAGACGATCGAGTTCGCCAGCATCCCTGACGGCTTCAGCGAGGCCGACTGGATTCACAACTACTACGTCGCTCTGGCCTTGGCCTTCCTAACCGACGTGCAGGAATTCGCCCCTCTGCCCGGCGGTAACCTGGGCACCAGCGCCCAGAGCGAGATGCTGCACATGAAGTCCCGGGGCAGGGGGCCGGCTCTCTTCCAGAACCTCATCTCCAACCTCATCAACTGGCACATCTTCCCTAAGAACGTAGAGTTTCAGTGGCAGGAGCGCGACATCCAGGCCGAACTGGAGCAGGCGCAGGCAGACAAGGCGAAGGCCGAGGGGCGCAGTCTCCTGGTGACAGCGGGCATCCTGACACCCGAGGCCGTGCGGCAGATGATGGTGGACGCCGGGGAGATCCCGCAGGAGATCCTCGAGATGATGGGTGGCCAGGATGTGACGGACGAACGCACTACCGACGCCGAGAGCAAGCCAGGACGGGAGGAGACGGCGCCGGCTGGTGAGGAGGCCGCACCCACGGGCGGCGAGGTCGTGCCACAGGAGACGAAGGCGAAGGGCGGGCCTGATGATGAACGTGTAGCCCTCGAAGCCGATGTCGCCGAGGCCATCGCCGTGCCTCTGGCGCGGATCGGGCGGAATGTGAGGGCGCGGCTGAAGCGGGAAGCGGAAGGCTAGTCGGAGACCGACATTAGGATGATCATACCGATGACAAGCCAGATGACAAAGGTGGCTGTGGCAAAACCCAGGCCCATGAAGAACCCTTGGCTGAACCAGCGCATACTACGGCCTGGCTCGACTCGTACTCTAAGGACGCCGTCAGCATCCGCCACATGGCCTATCGTCCACTCTTCGGCTTTTGATGGGGCAACCATGATAACCTCCTGGGCGGGGCAAAGGACATTATAGCATGAGCCGTCAAGCCCTGAAGGCCCTGGAAGACATCACCACCGATGAAGCCTTCTGGCTGGAACAGCGCGCCGAGATGACGGGCGTGAGTCTCCTGGTCTTCAAGGAACTCTACATGGAGGCGGCGCAGGCCCTGGCTGAGGCCCAGGCGTACCCGTTCGACTTCGAGGCCATTAACACTGCCGCTGACCGCTTCATCGCTGGCTATACCGACGCATGGTGGCGCGGGCTAGAGAAGACAACTAGGGAGGGCTTGCGGACCGCCATTGCCACGGCACGCACTGAGGGCCTGGGCGTCGAGTATGTGCTGAAGCAGGTCGAACCGCTGTTCGGGGCACAGCGCGCCGAACGCATCGCCGTCTCAGAGACTACCGAACTCATCGGCGCCGGTGCCCAAGAGTCTATGCGGCAGGCGGGCGTTGACGGATGGGATTGGTCAACGGTCAATGACCCCGCTGTCTGCGACCCCTGCCTTGACATGGAGCGCGGCAGTCCATACCCGATGAGCCAGTCCTTTCATCGGGCGCACGTCAGTTGTCGGTGCGCGCCGAGTCCGAGGATGATGGGATGAAGTCGACCTTCTATCGGGCTTTCCCGCCAATTGAGCCGACCTGTGAGACTAAACCTCGGACAGGTGATACTCTAATTTGCTGTGGTTGCTGCACCGAGACTCTGGCGGTCATCAAACCAAGAATTGGTTTGAAGTTCCATGCTAGACCTGGTATTCCGAGCTTCCGAAGAACAGCCGACTTGTTTCTTTGTGATGATGGCGTTTGGCGCTGGACAACGGCAGAAGTATTTGGCACCTTTCGCATTAGACCCCGTTGGCTTACTCGGAACAACCCACGTGCAGGGCAGGCACATGACTTCAATAGTGACCTTCTGGATGGTAAAAACATAATCATTGAATGCGGCCACTGCGGTAGAAGGAATCGCCTGCATAAATGAAGTTCCGCGCCATCGTCCCCAAGCATCCGCCCGTCGACCTTCGCGCCGTCAGTGACAAGGTCCATCATGACCTGCGCGACTTCGGCGTGGAATTCCAGCACAAGATGGAGGACTACCCGCCGGCCCGGCCCTGGAAGCGACCGCCGAAGAGCGGATTGCGACGTGGGGGCAGGCGCACCGGGGCGCTGAAGGGCGGCTGGGCAGGCGGCCTGCACATGGGCCACTTCGAGGTCACGGTAGAGAACCGCGTGAAATATGCGCCCTACGTTCAGGGGAAGCGACCGGGACGGAAGGGTGAGGCGCAGACTGAGCACATGCGGCGCCGAGGCTGGCAGAATGTGACCGATACGGCGAGGGCGCTGTGGCCCAAGTACCAGACGCGGCTGCGGAAGTCGCTGGCAGGGAAGTAGGATAGGGAGAAGCGATGGACGAAATCCGCTGTTGGCGATGCGACCGCAAGTTGGGTGAGTCCTCACTTGAGGCTTCACGCCCTACGGTAGTCTGCCCCGCCTTGCACCCAGCCGCCGACAAGGAGCGGGTCGTCATCAATTGCCCGCGCTGCCGCGCACCCAATGTGGTGCTGATAGTTGACAAGGCCATGAGTACGGCTTAGGATTATCAAAACCGCATAGATGTTCCACGAGGCCCCGCGCATCGAGCCCCCAACGCGCAGTTGGGGGTTTTTCTGTTATGCCCTACACCGGCCCTGGAGATGACACCCTCCCGGACAATGTGAAGAAGTTGCCCGACAACAAGCGGGCACAGTGGGTCCACGTCTTCAATAGCACCCTGAAGAACTGCTTGTCCGAGAACACCGGCGGTGGTGCTGGCACCCAGGCCAAGTGTGAGAGTACCGCCTTTCGCTTTGCCAATGGCGTGGCGAAGAAGGAGTTGGAGGAGATGGAAGAGGGCGAGAAGGTGGGGCGGATGATCTCGGCGGCCAATGCAGGGGAGATCATGGCGGCGGTCAGCCAACTCCAAGCTGTTCTCAAGAAGGCCGGGATCACCCTGGCCGCCGAGGAACCGGGACAGGCCGAGGAGGTCAAGGCGGCACTTGACGCCTATGAGCGGGAGAACGAAGAGATGACCCTATTCGGCAAGATCAAGGAACTCTTCTTCGGCCAGAAGGTCGTCACCAAGACCGAAGGCGGCGACTCCTTCCCCGCCGCAGACTATGCCTATGTTCCCGATGCCGAGAGTCCCTCGACCTGGAAACTGCGTCTCACTGAATCGCCGGGCAAGTTGACCGTCATACAGGTGGCTCGCGCCATCACAGCCTTGCAGCCTTCGGGCTTTCGCGGTCAGAAGGTAGACATCCCCAGCGGCGACAAGTCGGGCGTGATCAGCAAGATCAGCGGCGCCATCGGGCGCATCCCCGGTGCCAGCGATGACCAGAGGACAACCCTACGCGACAGACTGAATGCGGTGAAGCAGGCCAGTTCTGCCTTCACCGTCACCAAGGATAAGGCCGGCAACCTCCGCTGGCTCACCATCACCAGCAACCGTTACTACGACCGGGACGAGGAGGTCTTCCCGGAGGCCGTACACCAGGAAGCCGTCAAGGCCGCCAGTGAAAAGGGAGACTATCCCGAACTCTGGCTCTGGCACACGCCCGGCAGCCGTATCGGTAAGGGTGACTGGGCCGATTACGCTGATGGCTTCCGTTTCGATTCGGGCACAATCGACCCCGGCTCTGAAGGGGTCGCGGTGAAGTTGGCCCACGCCGACCTGGGCGTGAGTCATGGCTTCACGTTTGTCAGGGAGGGCGATACCTATACGCAGTACATGACCCATGAGGTCAGCCCGTTGCCGCGGCAATACGCTGCGAATCCCTGGACGGGTCTCGTGGTAGAAAAGGAGGAGAACAGGGACATGGGTTTCACAACTGAGAAGCGCGCCTTCCTCGTCGATGCCCTTGGCGAAGACAAGGTGGCACAGATCGAGGTCGGTGCAACAGCACTCCGCAAGGAGTTGGAGGATGCCGGAGCAGCCTTCAAGGACCTGCTCGATGAGGGCGAGGTGGGTACGGGTGCCCAGGCGGCCACAGTCGACCTCGCCCCACTCACGGGCCTCCTTGAGGAACTGAAGGGCGGCATCGCCAAGATGCAGGAGACTTTGACTGGCCTCGAGGGTCAGGTGACCGACCAGGACAAGGCCATCAAGGCTCTGCAGAAGACTGATGATGAGAAGGTCGCCGCTGGCATCGCCCCGAAGGGTGCCCTGCGGCCTGACCAGTCGCCAGCCAACAAGGACGGCAACATCGTCAGCGAGGAGGAGGCCCGGAAGGAAGGCGCCGGGGGCCCACCGCCGTCGCCAGTCAGCGCCTTCGTCGCCCAAGCGGAGAGGACGCTGGGACTTCAAGCATAGCGACCGCTTGCCGGTCGCCCAGGAACGGGGAGCGGGAGTAAAAGATAGATGCCTACACAGATCGAAAAGGCAGTGGCCGATCTACTGGCCCTCATCGGAAAGGGTGAGAAGCACACGGCCCCTGGCCTCTTGACGGGGACACAGTACGCTCACGGTCCTGGTGGGCTACTGTCCTATCCCGGCGTTGACCCTGACGTCTACACGTCGATGCTCGGCAACATAGGTATCGTGAACATGTTGCTGACCAAACCATCGGTCTTCGCCAACCCGGTCTTCACGACCATCACCGGCGTCCAGGACGACAGCGGCAGTGAACCTACCACGCCTTGTGCGGAGCCGCCCTCGGCGGGCCTCAAGAAAGCCTGCACCGTTAGGGCACCGTTTGGGCGGTATGCTCGGCAGACCCGCGAGATCGACATCACCCGCATCGGCATGTTCAACGACATGGCCGACCCGAACTATCTGAGGCTGGTCAACAACCCGATTCAGCCGGGCGGCCTGTTCAACACTGGTGCGGGGGACACGACGACACCCAGCGGTCTTCTCACCAACGAGATCGAGCAGAAGTTCTGGGAGTTGGCTGTCGGTCTGAACCGGCTCCTCAGCCCCCAGGTCTTCCGAGGCAACCCGGCCAACAACCTGGGCACGGGCTACGCCGAGTTGACAGGCTTCGACACCCTGATCAACACGGGGTATGAAGACCTCACGACTGGGACGACCTGCCCGAGCATGGACTCCGACATCAAGAATTTCGCCTGCGCCGACGTTGCGACCCACGCAGACAGCCTGATCCGCGCCCTGTCCTACATGTACCGCTATGTGAAGGACCAGGCGTTCCGTCAGTCGATGCTCCCGGTCAACTGGGTACTTGCCATGCGGCCGGAACTGTTCTTCGAGATCAGCGCCGTCTGGCCGTGCGCCTATCTGACCTACCAGTGCGGAATCCTTGGTGACGACAACAATGCCCGTGCCGTCATCGTCAACGCTGCGGATCAGGTTGCGATGCGCGACGACATGCGGGCCAACTCGTACCTGATCATCAACGGGGACAGGATTCCCGTGGTTCAGGACGATGGCATTGCCGAGATAGACGGCGGGAACAACGCAGGAGAGCCCCCTCCGGGCTGTTTCTGCTCCGACATCTACCTCATCCCGCTATCGGTCATGGGCGGGCGAGCGGTCACGTACCTGGAGCACATGGACTGGAATGCCGCCGGCGCCGCTAGGGATGCGCTGGCCAAGCAGGGTCTGTTCACGATTCAGGGGCCGTGGATCGTCATCCCGAGCCAGCTCCGCAACTGCATGTTGTGGGAGGCCATCATCGAGCCTCGCCTCGTCATGCGGACGCCCTGGCTCGCTGGACGGCTCCAGAACGTCGCCTACTGTCCGCTGCAGCACACCAGGCAGCCGTTCCCTGACGACTCCTACTGGAAGGATGGCGGGGTGACCTACCGAACCACTCTGCCGACTCACCACGACGTTTGGGATAGGCAATAGGCCGGCCAACCTGAAGTAGTTTGGAGGGGCGGGGATTAACTCGCCCCTCCATAGCAAAGGGGAGCGAATGCTGAAGGGCAAGATCCTTATTACGGGAGGGTCGGGCTTTCTCGGACGGGGTCTCCTCCGTCGCATCCGGCGCGAGGGTTGGCAATGCGAGGTTACGGTCTACTCCCGTGACGGCAAGAAGCAATGGGAATTGCGCCGTCTCTACCCCGAGGTGCACTGCGTTCTCGGCGATGTCCGCGATCTGAACCGCCTCACGGCTGTTGCCGCTGGCCATGACCTCATCATTCACGCTGCCGCTCTCAAGCACATCCCTGAAGCTGAGAGGAACGTCGATGAGTGCATAGCCGTAAACGTCGAGGGGAGCCGTAACGTCGCCCTTGCAGCCGTTCAGGTGGGCATCCCCCAAGTAATCGGACTCAGCACCGACAAGGCATGTTCGCCCATGAACACCTACGGGCTGACCAAGGCCCTCATGGAGCGCATCTTTGCCGAGGCCAACCGCTGGGGAGGCACGCAGTTTGCTACCGTGCGTTATGGGAACGTCGTCGGGTCGACGGGAAGTGTCATCCCTCTCTTCTACCAACAACTCGATGACTTCGGCGAACTGCACGTTACCGACAAGAACATGACACGGTTCTGGATATCGGTCGAGGAAGCCATCGACCTGATCTCTTATGCCGTCAGCAAGCGGAAGGGCACTATCATCTATCGCTGTGGGGCGATGAAGGTCATCGACCTGGCCGAACTCATAGCTAACGGCAAGCCGATCAAGGTAACTGGCATCCGCCCGGGCGAGCGACTGGATGAACGGCTGCTAGATTACTCCGAATCCCAACACTGCGAACAAGAGGGCGACTACTACCTGCTCTATCCGCCAACGGGCAAGGGCAACGGCGTGCATGAACCCTGGACTTATCTATCATCCGCGCCCGCCCATTGGATCAGTAAGAAAGAGATGGCGACCATGATTGAGGATGCGAGGGGAGTTTGACCGTGGATAACGGCCTCTGCCAGTCGGTTGGAGGCTGCAGGGTCTGTAGTGGGAAGATCAGTGAGCCCTTCCTTGACCTTGGACTCCTGCCACTTGCCAACGATTGGCAGGTCACTCCGGGCGCTGACTGTCGCCGGTTCCCCTTAGCCGTGTGGGAATGTACTACTTGTGGCCTTGTTCAGTTGACCCATGTTGTCTCTCGGGAAGTGCTGTTCGAGGATTACGCCTACATCACATCTTGCTCACCCCCGATGGTAGATCACTTTGCAGGTCTCGCTAGGCAGTTCGCCTTTCCTGGCGCGAAGGTCGTCGACATCGGCTCGAATGATGGGACTCTGCCGGCGGCCTTCGCTACCCTTGGCTGCACCGCGATAGCGATAGAGCCGGCACAGAACATCGAATGCAAGGTGCCCAAGATAACCCGCTTTCTCGATGAGGCGGCGGTGTCTGAGGCCATCGACACCCTGGGGGGCAAGGCCGATATCATCACGGCCACCAATGTCTGCGCCCACGTTGACGATCTGGTGGGGTTCCTAAAGTACGTTCGGGCCCTGATATCGGATGACGGGCACTTTATTGCTGAGTGGCCTGACTGGGAAAAGACAGCCGAGGCCGGGGCCTTCGACCAGATATACCACGAGCACTTGTCCTATCTCACCTTTGGTTCATTTGCCTATGCCTTGCGCGAGGCTGGTCTCCAGGCAGTCCAGCTTCAGTATATTCCGGTCCATGGTGGCTCTCTCCGAATCCTGGCTCGTCCTGCGAGAACAAATGAGATCGCACCGCTGCCAACCTACAAATCCTTAGTGGCTGGCTTCATGCAAGCTGCGGAGAAGACGATAGCCGAACTGCCGGTGTTCCTGGAATCCTGGAAGGGACGCATCGCTGGCTACGGGGCACCCGCGAAGGCTACAACGCTCCTGAACGCCGTGAAGATAGACGAACCACTCCTACCCTACACGGTGGACAGCACTCCCTTCAAAGTCGGGCGCTACATTCCCGGCACATCTATCCCGATCAGGCCGGAGTCCGAGTTGGGGAATCCCGAATGCGCCTTGATCCTGGCCTGGAACTTTGCCGAAGAGATCATGCGGAAACTACCTGAAGGGACCAGGGGCGCCGTGCCAATCCCATTTCCGAAGGTGTTGTGATGAAACTCCCGCCTATAACCATCGTCTCACCTGTCTTCATTCCACAGACTGAGGGTGGGTGGTCTCGCATGATGGGCGCGAAGCAGAGCGTCATCTCCTGGGGCCGACATCTACGCTATGCCGATGGCCTCCGGTTGCACCTAGTCAATGACTCTGTGGATGTGCCAGAAGTCGAGGTGGCGAAGATAGTCCCGTACAGCCCATTCGAGACCGTAATCAGTCACACGCACGGCCGCGGCCTTGGCGCGGCCCTCAACGAAGGAGTGCGTGCTGGCCTTGCGGTTTCACCCCTTGTATTCGTGGTGGACGACAGTTACTCCCTTGTCGCCGACCTGGATCTGACGCCCTGGGCAATGACTCTGATGCAGCATGAAGAGATCGGGGCGCTAGGTCTCATGCCGCCGTTTCGAGGGCAGACAGGTGGCGACGTCAAATACATCGATGACATCAGGACAGAGGGCCTTGTCCTCATAGAGTTCCACCGCCATGCCTTTGCCTGGAATGGCAGGCCGGCCCTATATCACGGGCGATGGTTCGATGCCTATGGGTGGTTCCTAGAAGGCGTCACGGGAAACGAAGAGGAAGTGGACTACGCCGGACGGTATGTGAATACGCCTGGCCCGCCCATCCTCTATGCCTTCCTTGACCCCTGGCAGCATGTCTGGTCAGGAGTCCGGCTGGGAGACAAGCCGCCAGGGTGGAGAGGCTAGTAATGACAGATAGCGCCAAGGTGAGCGTCGTCGTCCCGGTCGGCCCTTTCGCTGTCTACAAGCGGTGGCTAGGCCAGTGCCTCGAGAGCGTATGGGTGCAGACCTATCCAGCCGATGAGGTCGTGGTGGTCGACGATATGGCGAATGTCACCATGGCCGATACGGGCGGCTTCGCTGACGAACTCTACTGGGGTGCTACGCGCCCTGAATCTGGTGTGATCCTAAAGGATGGCAAGCCGTTGGGCAAGGTCTGGCGCACGCCCTGGCGCCTCGGCCATGCGGCGGCTTTTAACTGCGGCGTGGGGCTGGCCCGCAATGACCTGGTCTTCCTCCTCAGTTGCGACGATACGATGGAACCGCAGTGCTTGGAGTTATGCGTGGCCGAGTGGGAAAAGCAGGAACGGCGGGACGCCTTCTACTACGTCGGGGCTCACATCATAGGCTGCGAAGGCGAAACCGTAGCCCCTGACCAGAACTGCCCCTTCGGTAATGCGATGGTAACGAAGGACCTGTGGCGCATGACGGGCGGGTTCAGAATCTTCGAAGGGCCCAGTGATCTTGATTTCCTCACTCAGGTTCTTGGCGATTTTCAGAATCGATGCCTTCCCGTGGCTAAAACTATGCCCCTCTATAATGCCCGGTCTCATGATGAATCCATAACACGTGCGCGTGCCAGTCAAGCGCCGGCGCGAGGACCTGCGGATTGGGGAAGACTCTCATGATAGAAGTTGGACGGGGAACCTACATCGTTCCCCCTTGTCATGAGTATTGCGACCCCATCGTCCACATCGGCAACTTCTGCTCGATTGCGGATGGTGTGACCTTCTGCGGCGCCCATAACCACGCGTGGGTCGGCGATAAGAAGATAGTCAGTACCTGCCCCTTCGGTCACATCTGGCCGCACCTTGGCATCCAGATCGGCAATGTCTCACGGGGGCCGATTATCATCGGCAACGATGTCTGGGTCGGTAAGGATGCCTTCTTCATGGACGGCGTAACAATCGGCGACGGGGCGATTGTCGGGGCTAAGGCGGTGGTAGCCAAGGACATCTCCCCCTACGCCATCGCCGTGGGGAACCCCGCAAAAGTCATCCGCTACCGCTTCTCGCCTAACCGGATAGAGAAGTTATTGAGAATGAAGTGGTGGGACTGGGATGACCAGACGATCCAAGCCCGAGTCGCCGAGATGCTGAACATCGACACCTTCCTGGAAAGGTACGGTTGATGCACTGGCCGAACCTCTGTATCTGCCTCTTGACCTACGACCGCCTTCAATACGCCGAGCGGACGCTGCGGTCAACTCTCAATAATGTGCGTTACTCCGGCCGCCTGGCCATCCACATCGGCGACGACGGTTCGGGCAAGGAATACCAGGATCACCTTTGGCAGTTGGCAGGGGCATTCCCTCAGGTCGCTAGTCTGGGCCTGACGGACTCCCAACGCGGTGGATACGGGCGCAACTATAATCTGGCGATGGCAGATATCCGCCAGCACTCCTCGATCATCCTACCCTTAGAGGACGACTGGGAACTCCACCGGCCACTCGATCTTGACCCGCTAGTCATGGTCCTGAGCGACCCCCGTGTCGGCTGCATCCGTTTGGGTTATCTCGGCTTCAGCGCTGAATACCTTGAGGGCAAGATGGCGCACATCGCTGGTGCAACTTACTTCCTACTCGACCCCGATGGAGGCGAGCACCACGTCTTCAGCGGGCACCCACGGCTTGAGACGGTGGAATGGCAGCGAACGCTTGGCCCCTGGCCGGAAGGGTTGGAGCCGGGCGCGACGGAGTTCGATGTCTGTTGGCGGCGCGAGAGCAGGGAAGGAGTGGCCTGGCCAGCCGACTTGATCCACCCAAGTGGCGATCTCTTTGGGCACTTTGGGACTATCAAGGCACCCGAACTTGAGAAGGTAAGAGCGTGAAGGCGTACATCTATCCCTCCTTCGGCGGCGAAGACAACGGCGACGGCGGCATCCGGCGCGTGGTGGAAGCGCAGGAACGCTACCTGCCGAGTATGGGCGTTGAGTTGGTAGATGACCCCGCCGAGGCTGACATCATCATCTGCCACGCCATGACACCGCCGACCTACTGGACGAACTATCCCGAGAAGGTCTTCGTTGTTCACAACTATGGTCTCTACTGGGCAGAATACGAGTGGCAGAGGTGGGCACTGAAGGCCAACGCCGATTGCCTAGAGTCTATCAGGCGGGCTGACGCGGTCACCACTCCCAGCGAATGGGTTGCTCAGAACCTACGGCGCCACACGGCCCGAAAGGTAACGGTGCTCCCTCTCGGCGTGACCTTGGAGGACTGGGAACCGGGAGAGAATGGCGGATATGTCCTCTGGAATAAGACACGTCCTGATCCCGTCTGTGACCCTGCCCCCCTGAATGCACTCGCCGCAATCCTACCCGAGACCAACTTCGTCACCACCTTTGGTGACCCGGCGCCAAACGTCACGATTACAGGCCGCCTACCGTTTGTCCAGGCCAAGGACGTACTGAGGAACGCCGGAATCTATCTCTGTACCACGCGGGAGACCTTCGGTCTCGGAAGCCTCGAAGCCTTGGCTTGTGGCGTCCCCATCGTCGGCTATAACTGGAGTTCACAGGCTGAGTTCCTGACCCACGGCAAGGATGCCTGGCTGGTAGAACCCGGCGATATTGAGGGACTGGCGGAGGGCGTGGGTTGGGCGATAGCGAACAGGGCGCGGATAACTACGGCGGGAAGGGAGACCGCCAAGGCCTTCTCCTGGGAACGGTCAATGGCGGCGCATGTGGAACTTTACCGTAGTCTCCTTGAGAACTGCGCCGGCCCGAAGGTAAGCGTCGTCGTAACCGCCTATGGCGTGGAAGAGTTCCTTGAGGAATGCCTAGACTCGGTTCTGGCCCAGACTATGCCCGATTGGGAGTGCATCGTGGTCGATGACGCCTCCCCCGATGGCTGCGGCGCCTTGGCAGACGAATATGCCGCCAGCAACAGCCGCATCCGGGTCATCCACAACGCCGAGAACCAATACGTCAGTCAGGCTCGCAACATCGGGATGGCTGAGAGCAAGGGGAAGTACATCATCCCTCTCGACGGCGATGATGCCTTGAGACCTGACGCCCTTCAGGTCCTATCCGATGCCTTGGATAATGACCGTTCGATTCACATAGCCTACGGGAACTTGGAGATCCTGACCTCTGGCGGAAAACGGCTTCACTCCGGTTGGCCGATAGATTTCAACTACTCGTGGCAGGCGGGACAGAGAAATCTTCTGCCCTACTGCGCCATGTTCCGGCACCAAGTATGGGAAGAGACCTGCGGGTATCGTAGGCGCTGGCGCACGGGTGAGGACGCGGAGTTCTGGCTGAGAGCGGCGAGTTATGGCTACCGGCCGCAGATGGTTACCACAACTGATATCCTGACCCACCGGATGGGTCGACCTGGATCATTGAGCAACCTCTATCCTGAGAGTGACTGGGCCAAGTGGCTCTCCTGTAGTCATGATATGGAGGCAGCGCCGGCGGGGGCAGTGACGGATCACCAGCTCCCCGTCCCCTCACTCGATCCGCCGGCCGTCTCAATCATCATCCCTGTTGGACCCGGCCATGAGCGGCTGGTCCTGGACGCCATCGACAGCGTTGACGCCCAGACCTTCCGGCAGTGGGAATGCATCGTGGTCAACGACACGGGGGGGCCGTTGGGGACATCATTGCCATCATGGGTACGCCTCATTGAGGCTGACTGTGGTCACAGTGTCGCCCACGCCCGCAACCTCGGCATCAAGGCCAGCCGCGCCCCCCTCTTCGTGCCCCTCGATGCCGATGACTACCTGCAGCCCGACTACCTAAGAACAGCGTTGTGGGCGCACCAGGAGAGCGGCGGGGACCTCATCTACACCGATTTTTGGGAAGACCCAGAAGTCGAGGGTAAGTTCCGTATCTTCCGTGAGTACGACTCCGACCCAATGGAGACATTCAAGGGTAGCCTGCCCGTGACCATGCTCACACCGAAGGTCGCCTGGGAGCAAGCCGGGGGTTATGACGAAACACTGCCAGCCTGGGAAGATTGGGACTTCCAGTTCGCCTGCCTGGCCCGGGGGTTCTGTTTCCGGCGCCTGGCGGGGCCCCTCTGGACGTACCGCAAGCATACCGGCTGGCGGCGAGAACAGAATGCCACGCGGTTTGAGGAGGGCAAGCAGGGCATCCTCGCCAAGTGGCACCAATACTGGGAAGGGAGCAAGGAACTCATGGCCTGTAGTTCCTGTGGCAAGCGAAAGACCCTCACGCCAAACCTACCGAGGACCCGCAACCTTCCGGTGGCGGAAGGTGCCGTGCTGGTTGAGTACACGGGACCAAGGCAGGCTAGCATGACCTTCCGTGGTGCATCGGGCACACTCTACCGCTTCGGCGCTGGCGACCCAGCTAAGTATGTCCTCGAGGAGGACGTGCCTATGTTCGAGGCCAGAGTGGACTTCAAGCGGGCGAACGGAAGTGGCCCGCCACTGGCGCCCGACCGGCCCATCTTGGTTACGGAGATGGCACCGAAGCGGGAGGAGTTGGTGAGTGCTTGAGGAGATCATCATTGTGGGTCTAGCGGCATGGCGTCTGTCTCACCTCCTGATTGGGGAAGACGGCCCGTGGTCTTTGTTGGCACGTCTGCGCTCCCTCCTGGGCGTGCCGGAAAGGGGCGAGGTCACGGGCCTATTCCCCACCCTGTTCACCTGCCCCTGGTGCCTGACAGTCTGGACAGCGGCGGTCATGTGGGGACTCTGGCAGGTTCATTGGGCGATCCCTGGCTTTGTGGCCGCAACGACCGTGGCGATGATTCCCGAAAGGTGGGTCGGCGATGGGTAGAGCAGAGACCGTAACAAGACTACCCCTGGATACGTGGGCCCGCATTATGGGCATCAACCCCTTGCACTTCAACCAGGTCGACTACGGCACGCCTGAGCGATCCTGCGAGGAGACCTGGGTACAGTATGAGTGGCAGGAAGCAGACCGAGTTGGCCGTGAGGCAGTTGCCCGCTCCATCGGTGAGGCCGAGTCGGAGATTGAGAACGCCCTCGGCTTCCACCTGTTGCCCGCCTGGGACGAGGACGAGTGGCACCGGACGATCCGGCCCTATGACAAGGAACTCTTCAACCTCAACAGTCAGGAGCTTCGGGGTTATCAGCAGATCGTCAGGGCGGAGTGGGCACACTTTATCAGCGGCGGGATCGAGGCGAAGACGCTCATCGCAGGGGGGCCATGGGCGATAACCTGGACCGATGAGGATGGCGATCTCTACTTTGAGACAGGGACGGTCGCGGTGCCGGTTACGACCACCGACGTTTGCGAACTCGCCGCCTACTATCCCGGGAAGGATGGCGCGGACACCTGGGAGATCCGCCCCATCAGCGTCAGCATCGCTGGCGGCGTGGCGACGATCATCTTTCGCCGGGAACTCTGCGTTCTGGAGGCGCTCCTGGAAACCACATCGCCAGCGGCGGTCGACGGTAGTGACGATGCCAACTTCCTTGACGACGTCGATGTCTACCGTCACTGGAACGACCCGCAGACTCAGGCGGTTCTTCAGTGGGAGAACTTGGGATGCGAGTGCGGGTTGTCGACCTGCGCGGTCTGCTCCAACAGCGTCCAGGATGCCTGCCTAAATGTGCGAGGGCAGCCGCGGCACAGTTTGGTCTCCTATGCGCCGGCCACCTGGGATGCCGAGGAGGAGGCCTTCACAGCGGCAGCGTTGGCCATCTGTCGCCAACCGGATGTCGTGCGCCTCTGGTATCGCTCGGGCTTCAGGGACAGACGGAAGGCTTGTCCGACCCTGCAGATGGCCGATCAGTGGGCACGAGCCGTAACCTACTTCGCCGCCAGCAAGATCGACCGCCCGATCTGCGAGTGCAGCGCGCCCCAGGTCGACAAGTGGCGTAAGGATCTGGCCTTCAGCGGCGGCGCCGAGGAACTAGCCACCTACAATCTGGACCGCTACCTGAACAACCCCTTCGGCACGACTGCTGGCGCTATTTATGCCTGGAGGCAGGTTCAGATGGCAGGGGGAAGGATTGATGCCGTCTTTGCGTGAGACCACCTACACAGATGGTGACGGCCGCAAGTGGGCGGTCCTGTTGCCCGAGGACGCGCCGGATTCCTTTGCGGCGCAGGGGGTGCCCGTCGGCCCGCCTTCGTTGGCTAACCTCGGTCTGCCAATCAACATCGAGGTTCGCCTACATAACCAGTTATTCGCCCGCCGTCTTCTCACAGAGAGAGATGTGCGGCTCCGGCCACAGGATGTCATGGGCGCGATCATGGCGGCGCTCAAGATCGATAAGCAGCGGATAATCGCCGCCTACGGTGGCGGACAAGGGGGAGCGGAAGGAGCAGGGAGCGATGCACGATCCGTCGCTTCAGAAGTCGAGCCAGACGAGGATCTGGACCATCGAGGACCGGGCGGGGCCGGCCAACAAGCCCACCTACCAGGGAAGAGCTCGGGCCGGGGCTCTGGCCTGGCCCCAGGGGGACATCACGCCCGTTCGGGCACCATCGCCGGACGAGTACGAGAAGTTTGAGACCGTCGACACCCTCCTGGGGCAGCAGGGCCTCCCATCCCTCACCACCGAGTTCCGGCTGACACGGGATATCTCTGATGTCCTCCGGCTGATCCGAAAGCGGTGCCCCATCGACCTGCAGGTTCATGCGGGGGCCTGCAAGGAGCCCTCGAACTTCAATCAGGGGTTCGAGAAGGTCTACGTCTTGGAGAACGCCCGGGCCACCGACTACGGCGTGTCGGACCTCGGTGCCCTCAGCGACGACCAGGAGGCGATTGTCAACCAGACGGTGCCCTGGACGGGCGACAACTGGTACGAGATCGCCCGCCTCATCCCGGCCGAACTCGGCGAGACGGAGATCGTCCAGGAGATCATCGCCCTGGTCATCTGCGACTCGGCGAGTTGCGGTGCCTGTGGCATACCGTCCGACGGTTGCCAGAAGGTGTACGCCGTAACCCTATCGCACGGCGGGTCTCCAGGTCTGCCGGCGGAGGTCATCTTCTCGCCGGACGGCGGCCTGACATTGGGTGATACAAACATCACCACCCTCGGTCTCAAGGACCCCAGTGATGCGGCCTGCGTGGGCGTCAACCTCGTAGTCATCAGTAACGAGGACGTAGCCCTGCACTATGCATCGCTGGCCGACATCCTGAATGGGACTGAGGTCTGGACGCGGATGGTGACCGGCTTCGTGGCTGGTGGCCCGCCGAATGCCATCTGGTCCCTGAGTTCCATCATGACGTGGATCGTCGGTGATAACGGTTACATCTACTTCTCCGATGATCCCACAGCCCTAGTCACAGTCCAGGACCCAGGGGTCTCCGGCACGACCGAGGACTTGCAGGATGTCCACTTCGTTGATGAACTCAACGGCGTGGCCGTAGGGGGCAACAATGCCGTCGTAGTCACCACCAACGGCGGCGACACATGGTCGGGCATTACTGGCCCGGCACCCGCCATCGACTTGAACTGCATCTGGATGCAGACAAAGTTGGTGTGGTTCATCGGTACGGCCGGGGGCGACCTCTACTACACCATCGACGGCGGTGAGAATTGGGTCCTGAAGGCGTTCCCAGGCTCCGGCGCCGGCGAGGTGCGGGAGATAGCCTTCGGCACGCCGTCAGTGGGCTACATGGCCCACGACACGGCGGCGCCGGCGGGCCGCATCCTGCGGAGCATCGACGGCGGCTACTCCTGGCAGGTGCTGCCCGAGGCCGCCGGGACCATGCCCGCCAACGACCGCATCAACGCCCTGGCTGCCTGCCCCGAGGACCCCAACGTGGTATGGGGCGGCGGACTGGCGGACGACGCGGTAGACGGGATTCTGGTGAAGGCTTCGGCCTAGAAGAAAGGAACGGGGAGCGAATGGTCAAGAAGAAGGCGAAGTCCCTGGAGGCCAGGGCCTTCGAGGCGGCAGTGAAGGCCGGCGGCGACGGGGCGTTAGCGACGGTGCTCCTTTCCAGCGGCATCGTCCTGAAAGTGCGCCCCGTCCCGCCCCTGGCCATCCGGCAGGCCGTGATGAACGTCGAGCGGCCACGAGTGCCCATCGTCTTCATCGAGGAGAAGGGGCGCGAGGAGGAAAACCCGGATGACCCAGGCTATCGGGATGCCCTGGTCGAATACCGGATAGCGACGGGCATGGCGGCGATGAAGGCACTGCTTGTCCTGGGGACGCAGGTCGAATCATTGCCCGATGGCCTCTCGGGGCCGGAAGATGACGGCTGGCTGGAGGAGCTGCAGGACGCGGGCCTGGACATTGAGGCCAGCTCGCCCCGTGCCCGCTACCTCGCCTGGCTCCAGTTCTACGCCCTAAAGACCAATGAGGATCTGGCCGCTGCGATGGACGGGCCTCGGAAGGCTTCGGGGATAACCGAGGAGGATGTCGCCCTCGCGGTGCAATCCTTTCGCGGTCTATCGTGACGGCGAACTCATAACTGAGGCGCCGCTACGGAAGGTGGTGCATACCGGCATAGGATTCGAGCCCATCCTGCCGGGGCTCGTGCCTGAGATAGAGGAGCGGGAGGCTTGCCTGTTCAGTGGCTACACCTGGCATGAGTGGCAGGAACTCCCGAAGGCCGAGAAGGTTGATGGAGTCGCCCATTTCCGGCTTCACCACCTCATGGACCTCCACAAGGCGGAGGCGGTCGAAGATGCCGCCGAACGGAGGAGACGGTAAGTGGCCCTAGAGAAGGTCGGCGTCCAGGCCGTCATCGAGGGGCTGAATCCCTACCTGGCCGGGATCAACAAGATGAACTCGGCTACGGCTGGCCTCGGCACGTCCATTCAGAGGGGCTTGCAGCGGGCCACGATGCTGGCGACGGTTGGAATCGTGGCCGCCGGCGCCGCCGCTACCGGCTTCGCCATCAAGGGCCTGAAGATGGCGGATACCATCGAGCAGGCCAAACTCGCCTTCGAGACTCTCCTGGGTTCCGCTGATGCCGCTGGAAAGCGTATCAAGGAACTCTCCGACTTCGCCGCCCGCACGCCATTTGAACTTCCCGGGATCATCGAAGCTGACCGCCTCCTGACGACTTTCGGTGCCCGCAGTATCGAGAACCTGACGCTGGTGGGTGACGCTGCGGCTGGCGTCGGCGTGGGCATCGAGGAGATCGCCTTCTGGTTCGGTCGGGCATACACAGCCATCCAGTCGGGCCGGCCCTTCGGCGAAGCCCTCATGCGCCTACAGGAACTTGGCCTGGTCACAGGGGAGGCCCGGAACCAACTCGAAGACATGCAGGCGGCCGGTGCTCCTGCCGCTGAGGTCTTCGGCGTCCTAACGGACCAACTGGGTCGCTTCAACGGCCTCATGGAGAAGCAGAGCCAGACCCTGGGCGGCCTCATGTCGACCATCAGCGATAACTTCAACCTCGCCCTTGCGGCCCTCGTGCAACCGTTCCTGCCTGAACTGAAGAAGGGCCTCGGCGCGGCCATTGAATACCTAGATGACCACCAGAGGGACATCGAGGACTTCGGCCAGGCCATGTCCGATGCCCTTGGCCGCGACATACCTCAGGCGATCAGAATCGTAACCCCTGCCATTGAGGATCTCCGGACTGACTTTGAATGGTTCATCCAGAACAAACCAGCCCTGGTTACTGCGATTGCTGCCATTGGTGTCGCCTTTGCATGGGCAAATCCTGTGGAGGGTGCCCTGGCTGCCGTGGCTGGTGCCTTCGTCATCTTCCGTGGTCAGGTGGAAGATCTGCCTGGCCCACTGCAGCGCCTTCAGTACATCCTAAAGGGACTTGCGGCTGGCATCCTCGAACTTGCCCAGGGCTTCCTCGTGGCCGCCGAGAAAATCAGTGACTTCGGTAATTGGGTCGGAGTCATTGGGGATGATGTCGAGAATCAGGTTGACGAAGCATTAGCCGAAGTAGATCGCCTCAGGATGGGCCTCCTGGCCGACATGGACGACATGGACCGTATGTGGGCGGCCCAATCCGCGATCAGGGTCGAGAATGCCACGGCTATGCAGGCCGAATTGGCTCGTAACTTTGGGGTCGTGACTGGACCAACAGTTGAACCGATATCTCAAGATGTTGAGCGTCTCCTCAGAAACACAGGGGCGGCTGCACGACAAGCCGCACCCGAAATCGCAAATTATGGTTCAGCGGCTGGCGGTGCTGCGGAGAAGACTGAGAAACTCGTCGATCCCCTTGAGGCCCTAGCCGATGCCCTCGATGCCATCGTGGCCCCGGCGAACGCAGTGTTCTCTGCCCTCGACAAACTGCTCGGCCTCCCATCCCGTGAGAGTGCTGAGGCTGACGTGCGCCTTGCCGAACTCAAGCTCCAACTTCTCGATGAAGAAGCCGCTGCTGAGGAAGGCAAACTCAGGCGCGAGAAGCAGATCGCTGACCTCCAGGGGCGCCTGAACGGAATCCAAGGCAAGGGTAATGACCTTCTGGAGAAGAAGTTGCAGGACCAGATTGAGGCACTCCAGGGCGGTCAGAGTCCGGAGGAGAAAGCCCTAGATGCCACTCAGAAACAGATTGACCTATTGGAGCACGACAAGGACCGGCGTGCCGCCGTGCGTGACCTGGACCGGGCGAGGGCAATCGCCGCTGACCAGAGCCTCCTATCCGAGCAGCAAATCCTCGATACGGTTGACACTCTCATCGCCACCATCCCGGGCATCACTACTGAACAGCTCGCCAACATCACAGCGGCCCAGGTGTGGATGGGCGTGAACGAGCAGATCGCCAGCCAGTATGCGGCCATGTGGATACAACTCAAGGACATTGCCGCCATCCAGGCTGTCATCGGCGGCGCGCCGACGGGCAAGACTGAGAGCGGTTGGGCCTTCGTCAAGGGCCAGTGGGTCTATACGCCAGGATTCCAGTATGGCGGGGTCGTCCCGGGCCCCATAGGTAGACCCATCATGGCTATGGTCCACGGGGGGGAGATGATCCTGCCACCGGGCAACCTAGCCCTGAACATGCCGATGACCTTGAACATGGCACAGAATGCCGATTGGGCCATGATGGTCCGCGCTGCTCATGTGGCCTTGGACACGGCTCTTGGGGATGCCCGCACGCAGAGCTTCAAGGGCGGGAACTCGCTCGGATCGGGGATAGGGTAAAGACATGGCTTATCCGTGGGCATCCTTCGGCGCCTTCCTCTTCCAGAAAGAAGAGAGGCCGCTGCACGGCTCCGATAGCGGCTGGAACCGCAGCCCGAGTGTGAGCCGCAGTCGGCCGCTGGGTGCGTCAACAGATGACATCGTGGCCCTCGCCATCGGGTCTGCTGAACGCTCCTTTGAATGCCACCTGACGCCCTCGCGCTTCGCCACTCTACAGGCGCTGGTGAACACCACCGGAACCTTCGTGGACTGGGACCGCCCGACGCCGGATAGCCGCTCGGCCTACCTTCAGCGGGTGACGCAGGTCTCCTGGGTTGCCGCCCTCTGCGAGGACGGCACCACACAGCGGAAGATTCGGACGAGGTTCGACTTGGTGAGTCAGTGAAAAAGCTAGCAATCCTCCTCGCCTGCCTCCTGGCCTTTACCCTGGCTGGCACCTCGGCCAGTACCTACTCCGGCTACCACTGGGGCTCGGCCAAGAGCCTATCCCTCGTGGATACCACGACGATGCCGCAGTGGACACAGGCGGTAGACGTGGCTGTGGCGGGCTGGAATGAGTCGCCCTACGTCAAGTTCAAGGTGACACGCAAGGCCGAGTGCGGCAACGCCAAGGTGTGCGTCTGGGAGTTCGATAATCCAGGCGGGCCGTTCTACGCCTACGTGGTGATTTGGCTGCGCGGGGGAGACACCATCAGGCAGGCGATTGTCTACCTGAACGACAATCAGATCGACTGGACGCGGGAGCCGGAAGTGTACCAGCGGACGCTGTGCCACGAGTTAGGGCACGTCCTGGGGCTAATGCCTGACGCCGACCCCGACTCCTGCATGGGCGGGAGCGTGGGTCATCCGAGTGCTAGGGACTATGAGATGCTGGCCGCAATCTACGGACGCTGATGCCGACTCTCACCGAATACTATGAGGAGGTAGATGCCAACAAGCAGTCGACCCTCCGAGTCGTCATCGCTGGCATCACCGTCTCCCGCGTCCAATCCGCTTCCTGGTCCTTCGCCATCGGCCAGGTCCCCTCAGCTTCTATCCGCATAAAGAATCCACCAGCGGCCCACATGGCCTACTTCGCCGATGTCTACATAGAGGCTGGCTCCAACAACGTCGTCCAGCGAGTCTTCACCGGCAAGGTGATGCACGTCAA